GCCCGATGGGGGCGGGTAACATTTCTCGGCAGCGTAGATCATCAGGTCATAGGTCAGCCGGGGGCGGCCGCCACTCATGAACCGGAACGGTGAAAAGGGGTCGCCGGCGATCTCGACCAGGCAATCCTTCTTGGCGCCCCCGGGTGACGGCTCGACGTTGGCTGCCCACCAACCGGGAGGAACCGGGCCCCTCTCACCCTCCAACTCGGCGAAAGCCAGAAGTCGACCCTCACGCAGCTTTTCAAGGCGCTTCTGATTTCGGAGACCACGCTCTCGTAGGACTACAGCCGCGGGATGAGGGGCGGGGCGATCATCCGTCATCAGCCAGTCAGGGCGTCGAGGGCCTAGATAAGTGCTCGGCCGAGCGATCTGCTTAGGCTGCAAATTGTTATCCTGATCAAATGAATCATGATCCCAAAACCGGAAACCGCCTTCGGCCGGCTCAATCGGCACTATCGTTCTTGCGCCAACAAATCCCTCCAGCGCGGATGCGGTCATCACTTCACCGCCTGGAGCCGCGGACGCTCCGTGCTTTGCTGCGAAGGCGCACCGGGCTGCTCGATCCCGGCGCCCGAAACCCGGCGCGGGTCGCTGTCGAAAACGAGGCCGTATTGATCCATCAGCTTGTTGCCGAGAGCATGCTCGCGCATCACTTCCTCGGGATCGCGGCCGCGGCGCGCGATCGTCTCGATCAGGGTCTGCGTCCCGGAGCGAATATTCGTCCGGTCGGCCTGCGCGTCGTCGAGCGGATTGACGCTCTCGAAGACCGGCGTATCCCATTCGCACGGCACCTTCAGCCCGCCATCGGCGGGGCGCCGCAACGCTCCGGACAGGATCGCCGCCGCGATGAACCAATCCCAGATCGGCTGCAAGGCCATCGGGATGAAGCACAGCCACTGGACCGCCTCGACCAGGCGGCGGAATTCGACCAGGCCGACCCGGGCCGACGAAAAATTGACCTCCGAGAGATCGCCGGTCAGCAATTCATACGGCACGAGATACCCGGCCGCGATCGAGTGCAGGCCGATTTTCTTGAATTCGGGATACCCGCCGGCCTGGCTCGGATTGCTGAATTTGACGTCCTTGCCACCCTGGCTATAGGCGATCAGACCGGGCTCAAACATTTCGACCGGATTACCCGCCGCGTCCCGCACGCTGAGCGGCGCAATCCCCTCATCCCCCTCGCCCGAGCCGGTGACGATCGCGACGACGCAGGCCTCGATCTTTTTCCGCATGATCTCGGCGTCCTCGTAGTCGTCGAGATCGCGCGACCGATTGATCACCGCATGGCACCACGGCACGCCGCGAATTTGCGTGCGTTCCTTGCGGTAGAGATGGACGATCTCGCCCGCGTCGATCGGCCGGCTTTGCAATCCCGCGCCGTTCGTCAACAACCCGGCATTGCCCGGGTGATCGGGGAATATCCAGTAGGCAACCCGGCGGCCCAGCTGGTCGAACTCGATACCATTGATCGCCCGGCGGCCGCCCTCGGTGAGCCCGATCTTGGCGAGGTCGAGCAGATCGCCCTCCCAGACCTGCAATTGCAATGGTACCGGCAGCCCGTCTTCGACGCGGCGGAACCGGCGCCGGACCAGCGTTTCCCCGCCCTCCACCATCCCGCCGACCATCAGCTCTTGCAGGCCGGCAAAATTCAATTGGCCGTCGGCGTCGGCAACCGCCGCCCACTCGGCAAACAAACCGTTGACGTCGGCGTCATACTGCTCGTTGCCGGTGTGCGATCGCGGCATGATCCCGGTGCCGATGATGTTGCTGATCCACACCGACTTCGCCTTGCGGGCATGGGGATTGTCGCGGCTAAGCGCCCGGGAGCGGTTGCGCAGCCGCGCGAGCGACGAGGCGATCTCGGCATCCGCCGAACTGGCCGGCGTCCGCCAGCCCTCGGTGCGCCGGCCAAGCGCGGCGCCCTCGTAGCCGCGAGTGGCGTCGAGGGTCGCCCGCGCCATGCCGCGGCGAACCGCGGCATGGGGCGACACGATGCCGATGGCGCGATCGAGCCAATTGAGCCGCGGCACCATTATTTGAACCCCCGCGAGAAACCGGCATACCCGGCCTTCGGCCGCTGACCGGACGGGGTCAGCGAGCGCTCGATCTCGCGAATGCGGCTCAGCAGATCCTCCGCCGAGCCGTATTCGACCGTCCGATCCCCGACTGTCACGCGCAACGTCCCGTTCGCATAGGCCCGCCGCAACGCCGACAATTCGGCCTCCGTGAAATCGCTCACCGCAACCATCCCCTGGGGCGATCGAGCCAGGCCTCACGGGGTGACGGAGTGGCGGGCCGACTGTCAATTGACAGTAATTCGGCATTTTCTGCTGATGTCGACGCAGCCGCCGGTGCGCGGGATGCCGGCATCCCAAAGAGGCTGAGCTGGCCGGCGAAGCGCGCGCCCGAGGCCGGATGTGCGCCCATCACCTCACGCTCCGCAGCAAGCGCGTCCCACTGCTCCGCGGTCATCAGGCGCCAGCCCTTTTTCACCGCCAGCGCCTCGCCATAGACCATCACATCGAGCTGTTCGTTCCGCTGGCTGCGCGCCTTGACCCATTCGTAGATCGTGAAGCCGCGACGATCGACCTTCGGGGTGCGCTTTTCGGCGGTGATCTGCTCGTAGTAATCATCCTCGAGCCCGGCCGGGAAATCGACAAAGCCGCGCTCGCCGGGCTCGGCGACGCGCAGGAATTTGTAGAACCCGCCCTTCAGCCCGTTGACACCGACATTGAAAAACCGGCCCTGGTATTTGACCAGGCGGCCATCCCGGCGGCGCTCGCGGCGAACCAAGGCGAGGGTCGGGGAGGCATCGCCGCCGACGCCGCGGACCATCAACACCCGGGATTTTGGCCAGCGCTTGGTCCAGTCGAAAACATCGTCGGTCCATGCGTTCGCGTCGATGCCGACGATGTCGACCGCCCGCGCCGTCCCGGCCGCCGTCGGCCAGGCTTGCTCGACGAGCAGGTTGAGCGCCTCGCGGGTTTCCGGTTGCGAGATATGACCGCCGATCTGAACACGCTCGATCGGGTATCGCGTCAGGTTGCGACCCCAGCCGATGATCGCGCCCTCTACCATGTCGTCCTGGCAATCGAGGGTCAGGGTCAGGATCAGCGCGCCGATCGGCACGATCCCGCGCTGCCGCCCGGGCTTATCCGGCGTGCCATCCGCCCGCTTCTTCAGCTCTTCCCAGGCCGGCGCCTCGCCGGGCAATTCATAGGCCCGCCCCGCGGTATCGTTCCACCAGACCTGCTCGGCCTTGGGGTCGCCGAGCGCGCCGAGATAGGCCCGCGCTAGCCGCTCCCAATCCTCGAAGGGGGCATAGGCCGCCCAGATGTAGAAGCTCGGATCGAGGGCGCCGGGATTGTGCGCGACCCATTCGCCGGCGGCGACGATTGCCGACCGATGCCGCTGCTCGATCGCCCCGCCGCACTCCGGGCAGGTAAAGCATGCGCGCTCCGGATGTTCCGGATCGATGTTGCCCACAAAATTCTCGGGCTCGAGCGGGTGCCGGTGTTCGCAGTGCGGACAGGGAACATGGAAATGCTCTTGCGTCCCGGCCTTGAACGCCTTGGTGGTTCGGCAATTGGTCTTCAAAAACCCGGTGCCGACCGCGAAGATCTTCGCTTCGCGGAACGCCTTGGTGCGGCTGTCCGACTGCGCCTCGGGATCGCCGGCGCCGTTGTCTTCCCATTTCGACAGATCGTCTTTGATCAGCCGCTTGGCCGAGTACATCGAGAGCGACGCCGGCGAGTTCGCGCCGGTGATCCGCAGCCAGCCGAGCCCATCCCGGCGCTCCTGGTGCAGGGTCGAGTTGCCGCCTTCCTTCGATTGCCGCCCCTCGAATATGTGCCTCAGTCGAGGAACCTGGCGGATCATCGGCCGCCACTTCGTGCGGGCATAGCCGATCGCGTTCGCCTCGGTCGGGTGCACGTGGAAAATCCCGCCCGGGTCGAGGTCCATCGAGGCCGCGGCGAAGATCTGCGCGATCAAGGTCCCGCCGAGCTGAGCCGACTTGAGCAATGTCACGGTGCGGGACGGGTGATCGGCGCTCAAGACGTCGAGGATGCGCTGGAAGAACGGCAGCCGATCGGGGTCGTAGCGGCCGGGGAACGGGCTCTCCGGCCCGAACTCCAAATGCTCGACCGCCCAGGCGTTGAGATCCATCGGCGGCGGCGGCTTGATCGCCAGCGCCAGCGCTTCCTCGACGATCCGCGCCGGATTGGCGAGATAGGTGCCGTCAAGCGGCATCGGTCAGGTGCTCCGGTAGATCGGCCGCGCGATCCGAGGCGTCGCGGGCCTGGTGCTCGCGGAAACGCCGCCAGGAGGCGCGTAGCCGGGTCAGACCGTCGCGGTCGAGGCCCAGTTCCGCCGCGACGTCCGGCATCCAATTACCGATTGCCGCGACGAGCTGAGCGATCGCCCGGTTTTGCTCGGCGCGCATCGTGTCCGCGCGAACGTACACCCCACGGCGCTCGAGGTCGGCCTCGCGATCGAGGCGGGCCTGCCGCTCCATCCCCTCGACGCGGAGCTGTTGCATCCGCTCGATGTGAGAGGGCTGCCCCGCGGCTGGAGGCGCGACGGGTTGGTCCGGCGCCGCGGCCGGCGGCCCCCGCAGCCCGCTCATCTTCCCGAGGCTCCGCGACACGTCGAGATTTTCCGCGAGTTGCCGCTCGGCCACCTCGACGACGATCATCCCGTCCTCGGTCAGAGCCGGGCCGAACAGGATGCCTCGGGCGATCCAATTCGACACCGTCGACAGGCCGACGCCCTGATCCTCGGCAAACTCGGATTTGGTGATCGCCGCGCTGGTCATGGCTTCACAGTCAAGAATGGTCTCACTCTCGCGAACAGGCGCGCTTCGTCTGCCCGTGTACAAGCGGCGCCTGGAAGGACCCAAGAGGGCTACCGACCTGGTCCGACGCGACACGCCCGCCGCGGCGGGGAGGCCGGGCGGGCGTGATGACGGGCTGACGTTTCGATGGGCAGGAAAGCAATCGCCCGCCGCGGATTGCTCCGGGCGGGCGGTTATGCGCGGCGCAACTTTTACGCCGGTTGGTTGACAAATCAAGTGGTTTCTTTGTCGGCCACATACCAGGGGTAGGGCTCGGCCGCGAAACCGTTGATCTCCCAGCGTTGCAGGCAACTGGTGAGACGGTCCCGCAGGGTGTTCAGCCCCCGGTGCCACAGGGTGTAATCCTCCCGCGCCTGGCAAATCGCCCCGCATTCGGCCGAGTAGACGATCGGACAGTAGGGGTCGACCCGCTTCAGATTGCGACGGCCGCCTATACGATCACGGATTACGATCTCGCCCAGCGCATCGCGCTTCGGGGTGATCGCCGGGCGCTCGCCGGCCCGCCAGTCCGGCCGGGTCTTCAGCCGAGCATGGTGGCTGACCAGCGAGGCTTGCAGGGCCGGGAGCCGCTTGATCATTTCGATGACCAGCCCGGCATCTCCGGTCGCGACCCGCCGGTCCGGCAACATCCGGCCCTTGTGCGATATCCCGGCGGTGATGAACGCCATGAACCAGCTCGCCTTCGGACGCCGGCGGAAGCGCACGGTCAGCCCCTCGTTGAGCGATAGCTCGGCTTCCCGGTCCCGGCGCCAGAGGAGCGGCCCGTGATGGGCGATCGCCCATTGCGCCAGGGTTTCGATATCGATCGGATGGCGCGTCATCAGCGGGAAGAGATCGGCAGCGGGATGGGTTTCCATAGCCATCTCTAACCACCGGTGCCGGGACGCTGGAGCGGAACGGGCCGTTCCGTTCGTGTTCCGCTTTCCGTTCCGCCCTTAACCTCTGATATCATTTTATTAATTCTTCTTATCTTGAAGGTGGAACGGACGGAACGGCGATTTGGGGATTGCATGACATGCGGGGGCGCGCGCGCACACGCGCGCATTAGCGCCGGGCACCCGGCGCCGTTTCCGTTCCGCTTGCCTATAAACCATTGGCATACCTCATTAATTGCGGAACAAAAAACGGAACGCGAGCGGAACAGCGTTCCGCTTTCCGTTCCGCTTTTGGGTCACTCTTCAGGGGTATCGTGATCATCGATGTTGCGAGGTAAGTGCTTGAATGGTATGGCCACGGCTCGCTGTTTGAGCCCGCCAATGCGCACCGAATTGGCGCTGGCCGAGGCGTCGTCAAGCCGCGCCAACGATGGTGACCAGGTGCTCTCGCGCCAGGGCGTGCCCTGGTATAGCTCGCGAAGGAATTGATGCTGGTTGGCAACGTAGAGACAGGGCGCTTCCGGCATCGAGGCCGTCGCCCCGGAGGTGACCAGACGCATTCCGTAGTTGCGATCGAGCGTCTGGCGGGCAGCAACGCCCGCCGTCTGGTCTTGCGCGAGCCGCAACAACGAGGCGATGGTTTGATCGTCGCCGGCGCGCCAATGCCGCGCCGGCTGGGACATCAGCATCAGCCAACAGCGCCGGGCGTCGCTCTGATCGCCCTCGTCGGCCCGCATCCTGTCGAGCAGCGGCACCACGCTCTCGGCCAGGTGGCGGGCGTCCGCGGCGTCGATCGGCTCGTCGTCGCTCATCATCGCCCCGGCCGCGAGCACCGCGGCGAGCTGATCCCCTTGCCGTGAGCTCGCACCCAGATCGAGCAACGCCTGTTTTAGAAGCGGCAGATTGCGTTGAAACCGCGGCCAGCCGGCGAGCGCCCGAGCGCGGAAGGCAGGCGAGCTCATCTCGGCCCGCGCGATCGCCGACCGGGCTTCTGATTCATTCTCTTTGACCGCCGTCAGCATCTCGAGGACGAGGATGCGCGACTGATCCTGAGGCAATAGCGGCGGCATGTTGATGCATGCCAGGAACACGCACCCGGCGATCTGGAAATGCCGCGCCGTCCCGTCGCCGCTGCCGCGCACGCCCTGCACCCCGGTGCCGCCGGACATCTGGCGGATGACCTCGATCACCTGGGCCATGCGCAACCCGGCGGCGTCGCCCTCGGCCTCGTCGAGCAGCCCCGCCCGCGCCTCGTTGGCGAGCGACTGGCGCAACCCGGCCTCGGTGAAGTTGTTCATCACGACGGCCTGCGCGCCGAGGATGGCGGCCAGGAATTCGATCAATGCCGATTTGCCGGAGCCGTGCACCGCCTTGATCAGCGTATGCACCCGCCAGATCGGGCCGGCGCCCAACAGCGCGAGGGAAGACGAGCAGTACAGGAGGTCCGCGGCAAGCCCGGCCGGCCCCTTGTCAAGACCGTTGCCGAGCGGCGCGTACCGCCACAGCCGGAAATCCTGCCGCAATTCGCGGACCATGCGCATGGTCGCCGGTTCCGCCGACGGCGCGGCCACGCTGGCGAGAGCGGGATAGATCGCCCCGGCGATCCGCCGGCCGGCGCTCATCGTCTCGCCGTCGCTGAAACTGAGCAGGTTGCCCGAATGGGCGATCAAGGCGGCGCGATCCCGAGCCCGCCAAACGCCATAGGCGCGAACCGGCGTCTCCGGGTTCCAGATGCCGGCATCGGCGCACCTGCGTATCAGACCCGCCGTCGCCGCCTTGGCGTTGAAATCGTCCATCGGATCGCCGTCGCGATCGAAACGTCGCCAGACCGCCTTGAGATAGGCCGTGTCGCCGTCGAACAGTGACAGGAGCCCGCCGACCCCGCTCAACTCGCGAAAGTTGAACTGCACGAACTGGCCCGACGGAGAGAGGAAAAAGTAATTGCCGCGCAGATGGCCGAGCGCAACGATCGGGCAGGGTGGTGGCTTGGCGGCGGCTTCGGCGGCGCGCTTCCGCTCGGCCGCGGCCGCGGCATGCAATTCGGGGTCCGCGTCCCATACTCGCGGCGTTTCACCGGGCGCGGCCGGTGGCGTCGTCTCGACCGGCGGCAACTCGCCACGTGGTCGCCGCCGGCGACGCGAACGTGGCTCGGTCGCGGCGCCCGGTTCAGATATCGGGTCCGGTAGCGCCGTTCCTCCCCCGGCAAGGCCCGGAGGCATCAGCCAGCGTTCGTCAGCCATGCGCCGGCCCTCTCGGGTGCCGCTGGCCGTTGGCGAACGCCCGATCGATCTTCCGGTCGATCTCGGCCGGAAGCCATGGGCGGCGAGGATCGTAATTCGGGATCTGCCGCGCCGCCCATTGCAGGGCCTGGCGCGCGAACTCGGCCGGGATTGCGCCGGCGCCCGCCAGGGTGCCGATCGCGTAAGCTTCGCCGTTGAGGGTTGTCTCTTGCTCGCCGGCGGGTGCGCCCAGGATGTTGCGACAGGCATGGTCGAGCGCGGCTTCGGCGTACCGGCTGAGACCGGTTTCGGGCTTGACCGGTCCGCCGGAAACCGACCTCTCGCTTTCCGCCTCGCGGGGCAATAATGCCGTCGGAATCTCGGCGAGCGCGGCACGCGACGCCCAAGTGTATCCACTCCCGGGCGACGGGGCGATGACGTAACCCCCCTCGCCGCGCCAATCGAGGCCAGGGCCGATCCCGCGACCGCGCGCGCCGCCGGTGTTGCGGATTTCCTTGTCGGCCGGGATGGCGAAATAGAGATGCAGCCCGCCCGACGCCGTGTTTACGGTCGGCGTTTCAGGCAGAACCGCGAAGCCGAGAGCGGCAAGGGTATCAAGACCATTGGCGTCAGCGATCTTGACGTCGATGTCGAGCACGACGGCGCCGTTGATCGGGCCGGTCGGCAAGCCGATCAGTGCGGCGGGCCAGCGGTCCCACCATTCCTCGATCGCGCTCCGATCGCTCGACGCGGCGCGGAACCCATATTTGATCAGCGGTTGCTTGCGTCGTTCGCCCCGCCAGTGGCAGGGGAAGATCGACTTGCCCGCGGCGACATAGGTCAGAGCGACCTCGCGCGGCGTCTTTTGGCAAATCTGCGACGGCGATTGGCCCCCGGCGGCGCTCTCAACCGGCGCCCGTAAGCGCACCCAATCGCCGGCCTGGCCGCGCCATTCTTCGGCCGTCGCCTCATGCCGCACGAAGACGATACCGCCGTGCCGGTCGCCCATGGCGACGGCATCCTCGAATGTCACGGCGACACCGAGCAGCCCGCCGTCGACCGTCAGGTGCCAGGGGAGCAATCCCGGCTCGACCCAGATGCGAGTCACAGCAGCACCATTTGCCGCTGCAATGCGACGACGACCGAGCGGATCGCCGCTTGCGCCGCGGTCAGGTATTCCCGGCTCGGCGCCTTATCGACTTCCTGGCCTTCCCGGTAGGTGTTCCACACCGCGTTGCGCAATTTCTGCGGCACCATGTGCCAGTGCGAGGTGCACATCAGCAATTTGGGCGGGACCCGCCTCTCGCACCCGGGTACGTGGCAGGTATGGATCGCCACGGGGAGATCGCGACCGTCGCTCATCAGAACGGGATCTCGTCGTCGAGCTCGTCGCGGCGAGCCCGCGTCGCGGCAATCGCGTCGGGCATACCATGACGGGCGCCATACCCCGGCCTGGTCGATCCGTACTGATCGGCGCTCTCCGCCGCCGGTGGGCGCCCGCTACCCTCAGCGCGATCCAGCAGCTCGATCGTACCGCCGAAGGCCTTCAGCACGATCTCGGTCGAGGTGCGCTCGACCCCGGCATTGTCGGTCCATTTACGGGTCGACAGCATGCCCTCGACGTAGAGCTTCGATCCCTTGCGGACGTATTGCTCGACGATGCCGACAAGGGCTTCGTTGAAGATGACGACGCGATGCCACTCGGTGCGCTCCTTGCGCTCGCCCGAGGCCTTGTCTTTCCACCGTTCCGATGTCGCCAGCGAAAAGTTGGCGAGACGGGCGCCGGCATTGGTCGAGCGGATGTCGGGGTCTTGCCCGACATGCCCGATCAGCATCACGCGGTTAAGCATAGACGCACTCCGATTCCGGGGGCTTAACATCAAAAGTCGCGGGCACGCATAGCCCGTCAAAAGACAGCGCCAGCGGAAGCATGACCGAAACAAATGGCGCCAGATCCGTGCGGCCGACCACAGCGGCGACGTGGCGGATTTCAAGTGGTTCGCCGCCTGGCGGCGACCGGAAGCCATGGAGAAAGTTGCCAAACGCCCGGTACCAGACAATCGACCAACAATGATCGGCACGGCGCGTCGTGGTGAAGGTCTGCCATGTCAGAACGTGTTGCCCCGCTTCCTCTTTGAATTCGCGGATCATTGCCGTAACCGGCGTTTCGCCGGGCTCGATCTTGCCGCCGACCCCATTGAGCCGGGGACCATCCCACCAGGGGCGCGACGCGCGCAGCAAGACCACGCGCTTCCTGTCCTCGCTGAAGTAGAAGCCGCAGCAGTATTCCATCATGCCGCGTCCTCGCGCTCGTATCGGGCAACCAGGTCGAGGGCGGCACCGATCAGCGAGGCCGGCATCGGCGCGCCGCCTTCAACGGAAGGGGGAACCCGCAGAAGGGACAGCGCCATAGCCTGCGCGGCGACGCCGTGCTGCAACGCGACCGACACCACGACGGAGGTGTCAGCTAGGACCGCCGCCATATCGCTGCCGTCCTTCGCACCGGACAGGAAGATTTCCTTGGGGCGGCCGGCTTTGTCGAAACCGACCGTGGCTTCATAGGTGAAGCCGCCGACCTCGATATTCTCGGTCACCGCATGGCGGCGGTTGGGTAGGCGCCCGCGGACCGGAACTGTGGCGCTCACTCCGTCGCCTCCGGCTCGACCGTATGCAACGGAGCGGCTTCGCGGGTCAGCACCCACCTAGCCGCGCGCCGGGACCAGCGCTCGCCCGAGATTTCGTGCTCGATCCCAACGAGGCCGTTCGGCCAGGCCAGGTCGGCGATCGTCATGGCAGCCTGGCGGGACGAACCCCGGCGCGTCTCGCAGCCGTAGCGGTATATGCGCCAGGGGCCGATCTCGCTATTCATCGCCGAGCCCAGCCATTCGCCCACCGTAGCTGTCCCGGCCCTCGCGATAATTCACGATTTCGTGTATTTATTGCTTGCGGCTTGATAAACGAAAACGTATATTTATGTTCATGAACAGCGCCGAACTGATCCGCAAGCTCCGCCGCCTCGGCGATGTCGAATTCGATCGCAGCCGCGGCAAGGGCGGCCATATCGAAATCCGCCGGGGCGACCGGGTAAGCCATATCCCGACCGGCTCCGGCGAGATCAAGACCGGGCTGCTGCACGGTATCCTGCGGCAGTTGGGGCTGACGATCCGCGACCTGCGATAGGAGGCAACGATGCAATCCCCGCACGCCCACCTGGCCTCGCTTTGGCCGGTCGAACTGACTCCGGCGGAGGAGGGCGGCTATCTCGCGCGCCTGCCCGACCTCGACGCGCTGACCCAGGGCGAGGACGAGGCGGGCGCGTTGGCGATGGCTGCCGATCTGCTGGAAGAGGCGGTCCTGGGGGCGATGGCGCACAATCGCGACGTGCCGTTGCCGTCCACCGCGGCAGGGCGAGCCGTGGTCGAGCTGCCGGCGCTGGTCGCCGCCAAGTTGGAAGTCTACCGCGCGATGCGCGCCGCCGGGCTCGGCAAGAAACAGCTCGCCGAGCGCATCGGCTGGACGCCGACCGAGGTGACCCGCCTGTTCGATGGCCGCTACGGCACCGGCATCGACAAGCTCGCCGCGGCATTGGCCGCGCTCGGCCGCCGCCTGGTGATTTCGAGCGAGGCCGCCTAGCCCGCCCGCTTGTCGTCTCATAACCGCCCGAGCCATTCAAGCGCGGCCCGGCCGCGATCACGCAGCCCTGGGCAAGCTTCGGCGATGACGGCGAGTATGACGAGCGCCCCAAAGAACGCGAGACCGACCCCGATTACGGCGCCGGTGTCGAGCACCTGGTCGACCAGGCCGCGCATCACTCGGCCGCCCCGGTGACCGGAAGATCGAGCGCGGCGAGCCCGGCCCGGCGGATTTGTTCGATATGCCGCCAGGCGTCGGATACCGGCATCACGATCGCGATCTCGCCGGCAATATCGATATGCACCACGGCACGGCCGTCGTCGGCGCGGCCAGGGGCGACCGAGACGGCCGCCAGCGGAAATGGTCTCGGCATCGGCATCACCCGGCACCCTTCGGCGCGAGCAGGTATGACAGATGCGCGGACAGCTCGGCCGAGAGGCGCATGCGCACCCCGGCGAAGTGAATCTCGCGCTCGTCGCCGGGCAGTTCGATCACGTCGAAACGGTCGTGCATCGCGCGCCAGCGCCGCAACCCGCCCTCGACCCGAACCCAGGTGTCGATCGGGTAGCGGCCTGCGGTGACCTCGTTCGGATGCGGCAGGGTCGGCGGTTTGAGATATTCGCCTGCCGGCGGCTCGAAATAGGTCCGATCCGGGATCGGTTCGGCCGACCGGCTGTCAGTTGACAGTTCGTCGACCATCGCCGGGCCCGCCGAGAGCTTGGCCTTCCTGCGGGCATAGTCCTCGACGAATGCTGCAGGCGGGTCGCGTGGCGGCGGCGGCGGCAACGGCTTCATCGGCACGGCAGCCCGTACCGCATCCTCGCGCCTCGTCGCTTCGATCGGAGTGATGCCGCCATTGGCGCGGGCGCGGAAGCGGACGGCGTTCACGACACCGATCCTTTGCCGGGAGGATGGAACCCCACAGGAACGCTGTCGGGAAGCCGCCAGATCGGGGCGCCACGAGCGTCCAAAAGACCGGTGTTCGCCGCCAGCCGATCTTCACAGATCACCTGCATTTGGACAGGCTGTTGAAGCTGGCCTACGCTCGGATCCCAGAAGAAACCCGTGATGTACCGGTCGGCGCTCACGACACCGCACTCCGGTCGACAGGCTCGATGCCGAGCCGCATCAATGCCAGGCGCTCTTCCGTGTTGAGTCCGCGAGAGTGCCGCGGGGGCAGGCCGAGCCGCTTACGCCGGTTGAGCGCCCCGTAGGCGACGGCCATGGTCGCGAGCGCGACGCGGCGCAGCAGCCGGTCGTATGCCGTCAAGAGGTGCCATTTGAGCCAGTTCGGCGCGCATCGCGTCGAGCTGGCGTTCCATCCTCGCGATCTCCGAATAGCGGGCGCGCAAGGCGAATTGCCGGATGGCGTCGGCTTCCCAGGCTTCAACACGGCGGACCTCCCCGTAGTACCAGTCCGCGACGCGGTTGACCGGGAGGCGCAAGATTTTCGCCGCCGCGATCAATCGCTCGCGCACAGTCCGGCCGGGGGATCGCCGTACAGTCGCCTTTACCTGCTCGCGCAAATCGGCGAGCAAAACCGCAACGTTAGCGGTCGACAAAATTCCGCGCTCGCGGAGGGAAAATCCGGGCTCGCGGAATTCCGCGCGCTCGGAATTGGTCAACGCTACGGTTGGGGGACCGCAGCGAAAGGCAGGAGGGGCCGCCGATGGACGACATTACGCCGCCTCGACGTTGGTGGTGTCTGGACGGCCGACTCCGCCTATCGTGGGAGTTGCACCCTCACCCACGGCAGGAGACACACAATGTCCGACGAATTTAGGCTCGACAGCATCGAGTTCGGCGACCTCGCCGACAACTGGTTCGCGCACTTTTCGTTTGGGGAGCCCCGCCGCAAGCTCGCTGCGCCGCTTCCGCCAGGTGTCGATATTGAACAGGCAATTGCCACGGCCGCAGAGAGCGCAGCTGCGGATCTCCGCGCCTGGGCAGAGGAAGCCGAGGAGTTCGCGGCAACCACACGCGCAGGCGGTCTGCGCCAGCCGCCGCCGGCGACGTAGCCGGAGGTGTCGCCGCCACGTCCCAATCATCCGCCGCAGCTTTTGGGCGATGCCGGTCATTCCGCCGCCTCGACAGTGGTGGTGTCGGAGGGAGTGGAGGGGCTAACCACCACCAAAGGAGAAGTCGATATGGACAACGAAGACGAGCGGATGGCGGACCTTGAGGCGCACGCCATGATCAACTTCACCGTCGTCCGCTGGCTGTTGCGGCGGATGGGACGCAGGGAGCGCGACCGCCAGGCCTTCGTCACGGAATTCGTCACCGACATGGCCGGCGCCTTGAAGGGAATAATCGGGCCAGAGCCGCCCGCAACCGAGTACATGGCCCTCTTGCGGAAACTGATCCTTGAGCATCTGCACGACGTTGTCGGCGCCCTTGGTTCCGATCTGGGCTTGAAGGCTCCGGAAACCGAACATTGACCGCCCGGCGCCACATATCGGCGACAGCGGCGCGGTCTGCGATGCCGGTCATTCCGCCGCCTCGACAGTGGTGGTGTCGGAGGGAGTGGAGGTGCAATCCGCCTCGACGAGCGTGTCAGCGGTAATGGCCCCGTTGGTCGCGGCCACTAGCCGGCGGAGTAGGCCGAATGACGGAGTTTGGGAGCCGCTCTCAATTCTTGAAATCGTCGCCGGGGAGGTGCCGGCCCGCCGAGCAAATGCCGCGGCCGTCAATCCCTCCCGTCGTCGATACTCTCTGAGCGGATGTTCCATGGGGCGCAATGTTGCGCTAGGTGCAATTCTGTTGTCAAGCCCTAGTTACGGGTAGGGGCAACGACACCACATTACGTACAGCGTAACATCCAGCATGCCCGCACGCTTCCCGGCCAGACACAATCGACGGCGCCCGTTCATCAGAGAATGGCGAAAGCAGCGACACCTCACCCAGGATCGCTTGGCTGATGCCCTTGGGATATCGAAGGCCAGCCTTTCGAGAATAGAGAACGCTAAACAACCCTACGGACAGGATTTCCTCGAGGCCTGCGCAGAGAAACTCAACTGCGATCCGGCAGACTTGATTATGCGAGATCCGACATCCGAAGAACAAATATGGTCCATATGGCAGCAATTACCGGAGGTCGAGCGGCCCCGAGCTCTAGAAGTTCTCAAGGCGCTCGCAAAAACCGGAACAGGCTCATGACTGACGCCGTCACCGCACGCGGCGGTGTCTCGGCTGATCAGGCATGGGAGGAAGTGAGCGCCTATGTTCGCGGCGTCGGCATGGTGGCTCACGCCTGGAACTCGCTGCACGAAGCGCTGTGCGTTCTTTTCGTCCTGATCATTCACGGGCGCGAGGCCGTCGCTGTCGAAGCCGTTTGGCATTCAAGCTATAGCGATAGAAGCCAGCGCGAGGCGCTTCGCTGCGCCATAAGGGCGAGTCAGCACATACACCCAAAATACAAGGATAGCATCGAAGTTACGTGTCATGCAATTTTATCAGTTGCCACAATATTACATCTAATGTAATTTTTCCCTCACTCGCCCACGCGATTGAGGGGATTTGACGTGCAACCACGCTACAGTGTGCAGCCGCGCCGCACCGACTGGAATACGACCGTGTTCGATGTCGTCGACACGCGCGACGGCTCGGTTTGCTATTTGCTGACCGACATAGAGTGGCAAGAGACGGCGGCGATCCGTTGCCGGGTGCTCAATCAAGGGTACGAGACCATCCTGGCCTTGCGCGCCGCGATTGCCTGAGGGCGCTAAAATGCCTTCGGCAGTCCGGCATCTTTCAATATCTTGTTCGCGGTGTGGCGGCTGCGGGTGCCGACATCGAGGGTCACCCGGCGACCGGTCTCGGGGTTCCGCCAGATTTCGTGGTCGCCCTTGCCCTCGCGCTCGAATTGATAGCCGGCCTCGCCGAGCAGGCGCCGGAGCTGCCGGGCGTATTCCAAGGGCGCTAGTCGGCGTCGACGCCGATATCAGCCAGGCTCTCGCACTCGACCAGGGAAATCAGCACGCCTTCCGGGAGATGGCCCGAGAGATCGGCCATGTCGGTCCCGATCTCGACGGCACGCGCGAACGCGTGATCGAAATTCTCGGCTTCAAAGGTGATGCTGACACCGGGCACGTCGTCGATCAGCGAGACGATCAGCGTCCCAGCGTCATCCGCACAGCCGAGACGATAGGCGCGCGCCGCGGTCATCTTGCCATCAAGGCCGGCCGCGCCGCCGATGATGACCGCTTTCCACCGCGGTTCGAACTGGTCACGCCGCAGCGCCGAGCCAGCCATTTAAGGCTGCCCGTTTTCGGCGATCACGCGCAACGCCAAGGCGGTAACCTTGGCTTGCGCCTCACCTTCGGTCGCACCGTAGGCCAGGACGCCGGGCAGGTCCGGGATTTCCTCGATCCACCTGCCGTCAGCCTCGCGCTCGATCTCGATCCTCAGCATCACCTTCATCTCGCAGGGTACGCGTTTCTGCGTAGTGCAGAATGTGCGCCACGCGGAACTCGATTGCAATTCCGCGACGCCGATATATCACGCCGAGCGTCGATCGGGCGCGCCCTCGTCGGCGCCGACGCCCGGCCGCCGCCGACGCCCTGCCGCCGCGCCCAGCGAGGGCGGCAATGACCAGCGAGGCGGTCTATCTGATCACCCCGCGCGGGGTTCGTCCGGCCCGGCTCTCGGCCCGGCGCGAACTGATCCGCCTGGTCGCCGGCCGCCTGCAAATCTCGGTCGAGGCCCTGTGCCATGGTGGCACCCAAGAGGCGTTTTACGCCCCGCCGCGCTGGCTCGACCGCGCCTTTGTCTTCACCCGCTACCCGCCCGCCGAGCGCTGCTATCGCAAGGCGCTGAAATACGCGCTCCGCAACGGGCTAACCTTCGAGATCGCCCGGATCGTTCTCGCCGCGCCGGCAAACCCCCGGATCGACTGTCAATTGACAGTCAAGGCGGCCAAATGATCTCGCGCTCGCGCCCCGTACCCGGCGGCCGCGAAATCGGCCCGCGCGAGATCGTCGTGACGGTCGAGAGCTGCCACGGCTGCCCCGCGCTCGTCTTGAACGCCGCACAGGGCGGTGATGGTAAGCTTCATACCGAAGCCTGGTGCGCGGCGGCGCCGAAGGCGATCCCGCTCTACGAGCGCGAGGGGAGGTCGATCACCCCCTACTGGCGGATCGACCGTCCGCCGCCGTCATGGTGCCCAGCGAAAGCGCCCTACTTCTCCCGCGACACAGTCTGAGGGTCGGCATGGCAGATAATCCCGGCGCTGGCGTCCCTTGCTGCAACTGCGATCGGGATTGCGCTGACCGCCATTTCTACTGCGATCGCGAGAATGACGGGCCGTGGTGCCCAGAATGCTGGGAAAGCACCGCATGCGCCGCGGGCGTGCACGGCGAGGGGTGCCCGACCGTGGTGTTCGGAGGCGATGATGCCTGACCCGAAAATCACCACCGAAATGAATAAGCGATTGCGCGCACTCAATCAGGCAATCTGGAAGGCGGTGACCCTAATCGACGCCGAACACGCGATCCTTGATCTCTTTTTCGAGGCTATAGCCGATCCGGCCCTCCTAAATGCCGAGAGGCGGCGGAACGCCCAAGTCGCGGAACCGCTTTACAGGGCTGCGCGCGACCTGGTTGACGCTTACAAGGCTGCCTTGCAGGCCGCCCCGGCCAATGACCCTCGATAAGAACGGCATTACCCTATCCTGCCCGCGCTGCGGCGATCATCGCTCGCTGTTCCCGGCGCGACAGGGCACCTGAGAAATGGCCGGCGGCCGGGTCATAACCGTAAAGCTGATCCGGGGGCCGGTCGAAATCGAGTATGCCGGCCGCGCAACAGCAACCGGTGAAGTGCTCGACCTGGGCTGGCACCCGATGCCGCTCGGTACGCCGGACGATTTCAGTCCCTACGAGGCAACGATCATCGAGGGCGCTTGCGGGCGCGATCTCGTCGCTCGACAGGCCGAATGGCGCCGCCGCGCTCGGCGCGGCCCGGAACGCGACGATGGCTGATCGCCTGCTCTACAGCCAGGGCGAGGCAGCGGCGATGCTTGGGGTCAGCCGGAAGTCCCTGCTTGCCGAGGTGAAGGACGGCCGCCTACGCTACGTCCTCGTGCGCAAGCGGCGGAAGTTCAAGCCCTCCGATCTCGACGCCTATATCCAACAACAGGCACGCGGATGCGACGACAGCAGGACCTCACCGTCACCCGCGCCGGCTCGCCGAACCGGTACTGCAATTTCACGGTCGGTGGTCATCGATTTCGAGGAAGCCTGGGGACGGGCGACAGGGAAACGGCCGAGATCATAGCCGCCAAACTGCGGTCCGACGCGCTGCTCGGCAAGCTCACCGGCAAGAAACCCGAGATCGCGCTCGGCCACGCGCTCGGCCGCTACTGCATCGAACATGCGCAGCACCTGGCCTCAGCCGGCAACATCCGCCGCATGGGCCGATATCTGATCGCCGGCATCGGCCGGCACACATTGCTGAGCGACATCACCGCCGACGCCTTGTCGACCTACGTGGCGCGCCGGCGAGCGGCATTGGCGAACCGGACCGTCAACGCGGAGATAGAGCATCTTCGCGCGGTCGTGCGCCGCGCGGAAAGCCTTTGGGGCGTGGCGACGCCGGCTTTGCCCTGGAAGGCCTTGCTGCTCGAGGAACCCGGGGAGCGCGAGCATGTGCTGTCAGCCGCCGAGGAAGAGGCGTTGTTTGCCGCGCTGCGGCCCGACTACCACGCGATGGTCCGCTTCGCGCTGTTGACCGGCGCCCGGCGCGCCAATGTGATCGGGCTGACATGGCGCCAGATCGACCTCGACGCCGGCACGATCACCTGGCAGCAAAAATCGAAAAAACCGGGAGGGCGGCGGCAGGTATTGCCAATCACCCGCACCATCGCCGCGATCCTCGCCCGCGAGCGCGGGCGCCATCCGCTCCACGTCTTCACCTATGTGTGCGCGCGCAACCGCCACGACCGCCACGCCGGCCAGATGCAGACCAAAGGCGCGCGCTACCCGTTCACCCTCAACGGCTGGCGCAAGGAATGGAAGCGCGCCCTGGCCGAAGCGGGGATCGCCGATTTCCGCTTCCATGACCTTCGGCATTCGGCCGCGACCCGGACCTTGCGGGCGACCGGCAATCTTCGCCAGGTCCAGAAGATGCTCGGCCACAGCGCGATCGCCTCGACCTTGCGGTACGAAAAGAGCGTGATCGAGGATCTGCGCGCCGCGATGGAGGCCGCCGAGACGACGCAAATCCGCCCCATCGCACGCCGACGCCGCGGGAAACCCGCCGGATGA